ATAAAAGTTTATTCGGTATCGACCGGCGAAACGGACCAAAACCAAACGTCATTCACAACCGAAACAATCACACGAATTGAATGTGTGACGCGTTACAGTTCAAACGACGGCGGTGAATTAGATGTCAACATAATGGTTGAACAATGTTTGGAACAATTGCGAACGCGGTCGGCCAATTATATTGATTTAGTTAGTGACGGTTTTCGTGTTTACACAAGCGTTAACGAGGGCGTGAAATATTTGGAAGATGATTTGAGTGACTTTACATATTTTCGGGCAATTATTGAATTGTCAAACAAAATCGAACAAATTTAATAAAATGAATGATTTAAAACTATACCTATTGAACACCTTTTCTTTTGTTGTTTCATTTACTGCGGTTGATGAAATTTTAAAAATTATATTATTGTCAATTTCCGTTGGATATACCGCACAACGTTGGTATTATTTAAATAAAAACAAAGGAAAAGAAAATGACTAAAAATTTTCAAATTTCTGAATTCGCATGCAAAGGAAATTTAAAAGGTTGTGAATGTAAAATCACGGACAACGTGAAAAACAATCTTTTGAAATTAGCGGAACAACTGCAAATTTTGCGTGATTATTTGGGCGTGCCTATTAAAATAAATTCGGGTTTTCGTTGCGCCGATTACAACGACAATTTCGTAAATGGCGCCAAATATTCACAACACAAATTGGGCAAAGCGGCGGACATCGTGGCCGAATCAAAAAACCCTTTAGAATTGTATCGTTTAATTGACGAATTGATTGAAATGAAAATTCTAAATTTTGGCGGCGTTGGAAAATATAATACTTTCACACACGTTGACATCCGCGACGACAAGGTCCGATTTGATAAAACAATTTAATAATGGCAAAACAATCCTATAAAGATAAAAACGGAACAACGCGCGTCGGTGATGCTTTGCGTTGGTTGGTTGCCGGCGGAAAAAAGATTGCGCCGGAAATTTTGGAAATTGCCGGTAAAATCACCGGGATTGAATCTTTGAATTTGTTAAGTGATAAAATAAAAAACGACGGCCAATTGTCAGAAACTGACAAACAAATGTTGTTGGCGGAATTGGAATTCGATGTCATTGAAATGCAAGAAGTCACAAAACGTTGGGTTTCCGACAATAAAACCGATTCATTTTTAACACAAAACATTCGGCCGCTTGTATTGGCTTTTTTGACGTTGACGTTGTTTATATATATAATTTTGGATTCGTCAATTGACGGCTTTAATATAGCGCCACAATGGATTGATTTGTTGTCGTCGTTGCTGCTGCTTGTTTATGGTGGTTATTTTGGCGCACGTTCTGCGGAAAAAATTGTCAAAACTTGGAAAAAATAAAATGGCTAAAAAACAAATAAATTCTTTTTTTAAGAAGCAACAAAAAAAACGTCCCGGGCGTCATTCTAAAAACAAATCGTTGTCCCAACGTAAAAAAAAATATATCGGTCAAGGGCGTAATTAAACCCTAAAACAACAATTTTAAATTTTGTATTTTTGTAAATAATAAACAAAAAAAATTTTTTATGTCATCAAATTTATACTATTCAAGCGATTTTCAAAAACTTTCATTTGGCGACAATGGTTTGCGTATCATTCCGGCGTCGGGAACATCAAACGCGGGTGAAAACTTTTGCGCAATTCAAGCAATCGAAGCGTCAACAATTTCGTGTGATATTGACGCGGCCGCCGGTGATGCTTCAATCACATCATTGGCATTGACCGCCGGTTCAATTATTTACGGAAACTTTGACGACGTCAATTGTGCGTCGGGCAAAGTGATTTGTTATTTAAGATAATACCAATTAAATGATTGGATTAGGTTTAAAAATACAAAACACGGTTGTTTTTCAATTAGAAACAAGCGAAATTCCCGGTTTATTGTCGGCGCTACAAACGCGCGCAACATTTTTCGAAAATTCAGCGGGGACAACAACAATATTAACGCCATTAGAAAATTGCGAATAAATGAGTAATTTATTAGAATTAGCAAGTATAATTTTGACGCCGACGGCTTATTCAGCCGACACGCTGCATTGTATAAAACCAAACACCGCAACCGGTGATTTTAATTTTGATAGAAACACAACGTCAACCCGCGTAAATTCAAGCGGTAACGTTGAAGCCTTATCGGCTAATTTGCCGCGTATTGATTACACCGGCGGGACGGGTCACATTTCATTGGAACCACAATCAACAAATTTATTTTTAAATTCCGCTACATTATCAACTCAAAGCGTTACAACAACCGCCGCAAGTCACACCATATCATTTTATGGCACCGGTTCAATCACTTTGAGCGGTACGCATAGCGCAACAATAAACGGAACGGGCGCAAATAATAGAGTTAGTTTGACTTTTACGCCGTCAAGTGGAAGCCTAAATTGTACGGTTTCCGGCACGGTAACAAACGCGCAAATTGAAGCGTTGGCATTCGCGACGTCTTACATACCAACAACCGGCGCAATGGTCACAAGGTCCGCGGACGCTGCAAATGGTGCCGGTTCAAGTAGTTTAATAAATGGCGGCGCAAGCGGTGAAGGCGTTATATATGCCGAAATCGCGGCTTTTACATCAAGTCCGGGGGTTGGAAATATATCGTTGTCCGACAATAGTCAAACAAAACGAATCGTCATTGGTTTTGGATTTTCAGCAAATCAATTTTTGTGTACAATAAACAACGGAAGCACATTTCCAAATTTTCTGTCATTTCAAACAGTTTCAGACGTAACGGCATATAATAAAATCGCTTTAAAATACAAATTAAATGACATTAGCTTATATATAAACGGCGTTGAAGTGGCAACCGATACAAGTTCCACTATTCCAAATATGCAAAGTTTGCAATTTGATAATGGATATAACGGCGCAAGCCCATTTTTTGGAAAAGTCAAATGCGTCGCAATATATAAAACCGCGCTTACAGATTCACAACTTCAATGTTTGACTTCATAAAATAGCATTGTAAAATTTTGTATTTTTGTACAAACTTCAAAAATGGCAATTTTAGACAAAGCAAAATTTCTACTTATTCCGTCGGGTTATAAATCCGCGAAAGTTTATTCAGTTTTTCCAAGTTCGGGCGCATTTGATTTCACGTTTGCGCGAGTCGGTGACGGTGCAACGCGTCAAAATATTGGTGGGTTGTTAGAATCAAAAAGCGCAAATATTCCGCGTTTAAATCATTTCAATGGCGGTTGTCCGTCTTTATTACTTGAAGGAACAACCACAAATCGGCAAATATATTCAGAACAATTTAACAATGCGGCTTGGACGGCCGGCGCTTTGGCCGTGACAGTCACCGCGAATCAAATCGCATCACCGGACGGCGCAATAATTGCCGACAAAGTTTTAAGGACCGCAACTTCTGCGGCTTACGTTCGTGACGGTGCAACAAAATCATCGGCGGCGGCTTTAAAAATAACAACATCGGTTTTTGTTAAACAAGGCGAAGGCGATTATTTTGCATTAAGGGCGCAAGGGGTTTACCCAAACCGCGTTGACGCTCGTTTTCGTTTTAGCACAAAAGAAATTTACCAATTTGACGCGACCGGTACATTTACAACCGGGACAAAAAAAGTTGAGGATTACGGAAACGGTTGGTTTCGTTTGCAAATACAATACACAACAGACGCAAACGCATCAATTGACACATTAATGTCGCCGCGGGCGTCGGACGGCCAAGTTGATGCAACAAATTCAACGTCAACTTCATTTGTTTATTTATGGGGTTGCCAAGTTGAAGAAGCCGTCGGCGCGTCAAGTTATATAAAAACAGAAAATTTGCAAATTTCAAGAAATTTTGACGACTTGGTGAACACGTCCACATTTACTTTGGGCGCCGATGCGACGTTTTATTTTGATTTTGAAGTTGACACCTACACCGCAAACGGCGAACGTTTATTTTCTGCGGTAAATGCCGGAACAACTAAATTTTTGAGATTGCAAACCTACAATAGTGGCGCCAATTATTTTTCATATATAACCGCGTCGTCAAACAATGGTTCGTCAAACACTTTAATTTCAACAAGTGAAAATTTAGTGCCATTTTTTCAACGCAATAAATTGGCGATTCAATTATCCGGCAATTCTTTTAAAATATTTTTAAATGGTTCACAAATAAAAACCGGCACGGTGACCGGTAATTTTGACGTTTTAAACGGCGAAGCGATTGTTTCGGATTTTGCAAAATCAACTTCGGGCAATTCGTCGCGCAAAATATATGCGCACGCAATATTTGATGAAACGTTAACGACAAACGAATTAACAACATTAACAACACTTTAATACATAAAAAAATGAAAGTTAAAAAATACGAATATAAATCAAAAAAAGAGGTTGAAAAGGCAATAAAAAAATTGTCACACTTTACCGATGAAAACGGCGTCGAACACCCAACGCACAAAAATTCTGTTGTTTTACTTGGTCACATTGTCAAAAAAAAGGCCGAATTTAATGATGAAGGCGAACAAACAAAAGCGCCGGTTTATGCTGAAAAATATTCCGTTGACGTACTTTGGCACGAATCCGTTAAACCGGAAAATGACCCGGAAAAAAAATTGGATTTGGAAAATTGGAAGGATGACGAAATATTCTTGGACGACCAAGGCGTTCACGAATTTATGGGGATTAAATACCAAAGAGATGATAAAAACGAAAAACCTAAAAAGAAATAAATTCGTATATTTACAAAAAATTTAATAAACTTAAAAAATAAATAAATGGCAACAACGGGAGTTTTTAACGGGACAAACTTATTATTAAAAATTGGCGGAACAACAGTCGGACACACGACAAGTTGTTCAATGTCTTTATCAATGGACACGCCGGAAGCAACAACAAAAGATTCCGCCGGATTCACTGAATATATTGGCGGCGTTAAAGGTGGCGAAATATCATTTGAAGGTTTAATCGCTTACGATGATTCATTCAACGCAATTGAAGCCGCTGACAATCTTTTAAACAGGTCAAAATTAACTTGTGTTTTTGGAACGGCTGAAACGGGTGACAATATTTATACCGCTGACGGATTTTTGACGTCGGTTGAAATGTCGGGCGAAATGGAAGCGGCCGTCACGTATTCCGGTTCAATTGCAATCACCGGGGCGATTGTGAAGTCCACAAACTAAAAAATTTAAAGTTTATTATTTACGGCCGCCGTCATATTTTTTGGCGGTGGCTTTTTTATTTATTAACGACAAACAACAACAAAAATGGCAAACAAACAAAAAGGCTACATTGATATAAAAGTCGGTGGCAAAAAACGAACACTTCATTTTTCAATGAATTTTTGGTCGGAATTTACCGAACAAATGGGAATTTCACTTCAAGATATTGGCAACGTTTTTCAAAATGGTATTTCATTAAAGGGATTGCGGGCGCTTATTTATTCCGCAATATTAGCAAACGACCAAGAAAATGGAAACGAAGTTGATTATAATCTTTTCACGGTTGGCGCTTGGTTGGACGATTTGGAAGCGGAAACAATCAACGACATTGTCAACGCAATGTTGCAATCCAAAATTTTGGGTAATTCATTAAACGCCCAAATGGAAAAGCCGGGAAAGGTGAAGCCGTCAAAAAAGTAAATTTTGAAACTTTAACCGATTATTATATCGGTTTGATTGGCATAAAACCAAACGATTTTTGGCGGCAAACGTGGCGTGAAAATGGATTAATCGCCGAACACTATCACAACAATATAAATTTGCAATGGGAACAAACGCGCTATTTAGCCGTAATGATTCACAATGTGCAATGCCAAAAGAAATCGCAAATGTTAAAACCGGAACAATTGTTCGAATTGCCGGTTGACAAAAAACGCGAAGTTGAGCGCGCCAAACCAAAATCGACACGCGAACAAATGGAAGCATTTGAAAAAAAAGTCACTAAAATGACCAATAAAAAAACCCTAAAATGACCACAAAAAACGGCAAAAGTACCGAAAACATACATTTGATTTAAGGCGCTTTTAAGCCGTTTTAAGCGGTTTTTATACCGCTTTAGTATATATATACCAAAAATTCGAGAAAGTCCAACAATCAAAATTTACCTTCGTACAAAATTGAAAGAATTTTTTAAATTTTAATGCGTCTTTTTTTTTGTATTTTTGTCTAAAATATTCCTTTTATGGCCGAATCAAATTTAAAATTAAATATCACCGGCGATTCGTCGAAATTAAAAAACGCTTTAAGTTCCGCAAGTTCAAAATTGCAATCATTTGGTTCAAAAATGCAAAGTGTTGGAAAATCAATGTCCACACGTTTGACCGTGCCTTTGGTTGCCGCGGGCGCGGCTGCTACAAAAATGGCTTTTGATTTTGACAAATCAATGTCACAAATTGAATCGTTGGTGGGTATTGCCGGCGACAAAGTTAAAGAGATGGGCGAAGCGGCTAAAAAAATGGCCGTTGATACCGGGCGAAGTGCAAACGAAGCCGCCGAAGCGTTGTTTTTTATAACGTCCGCCGGTTTGAGAGGTGCCGACGCAACCGACACTTTGAGCGCGTCTTTAAAGGCCGCCGCGGTTGGATTGGGTGAAACAAAAACAATTGCCGATTTGGCAACGTCCGCAATGAATGCGTACGGCGTTGAAAATTTAAACGCAACCGGTGCAACCGATATTTTGGTCGCTTCGGTTCGTGAAGGTAAATTGGAAGCGTCCGAATTAGCCGGCGCAATGGGCGGCGTCATTCCGATTGCGTCAAATATGGGCGTTGGATTTGACGAAGTCGGCGCGGCATTGGCTGCAATGTCCCGAACGGGAACAAATGCGGCGGTCGGCGCCACACAATTGACCGCAATTTTAGCATCAATAAAAAAACCAACACAACAAAGCGCCGAAGCAATGTTGGCTTTGGGTACATCGCAAGAGGAAATTTCCCAATCGTTAGCCGAAAAGGGTTTAATGCCTACATTAATGGATTTGTCCGCACGTTTAGAACAAACCGGAATGGACGCAACCGCAATATTTCCAAACATTCGGGCGTTAAAAGGGGTTTTAGATTTAACCGGAAAAGGTGCCGCGGACAATATGAAAATATTTGATGCTTTAAGCAACACAATGGGCGCAACTGACGAAGCGTTTAACAAAACATCACAAACGGCGTCATTTAAAGTGACGCAAGGTTTGAACGCAATGAAAACGTCGTTGTTGTCAATTGGTCAAACAATTTTAGTAATGGTCGCGCCGGCAATTCAAAAGATTGGCGCATTTATGACCAATTTATCGGAAAAATTTAACGCATTATCACCAACAGTCAAAAAAATAATTATTGTTTTTGGTGGCATTGTTGCGGCTTTGGGGCCGGTTATTGCTATAATTGGAACACTTTTAACAATGGCGCCCGCAATTGGTGCCGCATTGACTTTGATGACCGGGCCTATTGGTTTGGTTGTTGCTGCATTGACGGCCGTTAGTGTTATTATTTATAAAAATTGGGCGGGTATAAAAGCCGCATTGATTAAAGTAGGTAATTATTTCATTGAATTATACAATAATTCGTTGCCAATACAATTGGCCGTTGACGCAATTGTAATGCAATTCAAAAATTTGGTTGCGGTTGGTAAATTTGTTTTTTCAACATTGTCAACAATTATTCAATTATTCGGAAAAAATATTTCAACCGTTTTTGGTAGCGCCGCCGATTTATTAATGGGGGTTTTTACTTTTGATTTAGATAAAATTAAATCCGGTTTCACAAATTTAACAACCGGATTAAAGGA